TATAGGTGGCTATCGCCTTTTTCAAACGTAATATCTAGGCCTTTGTTTACAAGTTGCTTCGTGTTTAAGTAGCCGAGTATTTTGTTAATCTGCGCAGGATCAATCTTAGGCTTAAAACCATGCTTTAAATTGTGCGTGTCTTTTCCATGCGTTGTAATAAAACAATAGTTACCAACTAGTTCGTAGTCTATAAACGCCGTTTGGTTGGTTACCTTCACGTGTTTTAAGTCGCGTTCGACGTATGTTTTGAAAGACTGGTTAACAAAGTACGCAAAGTCGCCGCTATGGTTGTCGTTGCAAATGTTACGAACGTGAATAGTTTTGTAGAACGGCGCAAGGTATTGCAGTAACAAGGTCTTAAACTGAAACCCAACGTCGAAAGCTTTTTGGTTGCTCATGTTTTGCGGTAACGCGTGGCCGCCTCTAGTCGTTTGAGCGTTAAACCCGTCTAGGTAGTCGCCGAGATCCAGAATGTAAAGCGTGTCGCTATTTTGTTTTTCTAGCGTGTAGCTTATCATTTGCTCTAAGCGGTCGAATAGTATGTTTTCGTTCCATTCTGTTCCGTACATGCTGCGCCCTTTGTCGCCTGCGTCCATTCCTATGTGTACGTCTGTAAATACTAGCTTGTCAAATAGGCCCTTGTGCGTTCGTTTTTTTGTAGGTTCTACAATTAACTTGGGCGCGTCTTTAATTAGGGCCTGAAAGTCTATATTTTTAATGTCGAAGTCGCTACCAAAAGACGGGTTTCTAAAGAATAAACTAGCGTCGTTTGTTTTTAACCACCCGTGCTTTACGTCTTTGTCATCTAGTCCTAGTTCGTTAGCTTTGTTTTTTATGGCTCTATACTGCGCCACTACGTCAAATTCTTCGCGTGTTATTCTAGGTCTAAATTTACTCATAAAACGGTTTTAGAAAATTTAAGTAACCAGTTTGCAAGAAAGCCCATGCCAAACCCTATAATAAATAGCCACAAGTTAGCTTTTGTTTTTTTATTGCGTTCGGTTTTCCACTTAACGACCTCTACTTTTTCTAGCATTTTTATTGTGTCGCGCTTTAGTCTGTATTCTATTCGTGTTTCTAGTCGCGTTTTAGGCACGAAAGAACGCTTGTAACGCACTATTGTATCTTTTTGGACTATTACCTTTTCCCAATAAATTGAGTCTCTTAAAACGTAAGGAATTGAGTCTATCGTAGAAATACGGATTGTATCAGCGGACTCCCCTACGCTAAATCCTTTCTTCATTGCTCTACGAATGTGATAGTTAGCGGAGCATCCTGTCGCAAAAATCGCCAATATTAGCGACAAAATCAGGGTATAGATTGAAAGTTTTTTCATTTTATAAGGTTTTAAGCTGATATTTCGAAGTGCATCCAGTCGTAATTCTTGGCCCTACCTAAAGACAAGAACCCGTGTTTTTCGAAAATGTCTAGCATTTGTTTGTATTCTGGGCGTGCAAAGCGTGCAGTTTTAGAAGTTTCCTTTAGCGTGTTACGTGCGGGGTCTAAATCTATGGCAATACCCCACGCGTGCTTTGACCATGACGTACCGCCGCGCATTTTGCGAAAGTTGAAACAACCCCCATATAGGTCTATACCTAGTTCTACTATACGTTCGTACCCATAGACTGCTAAAAGTTCGTTAAACACGCTTAAAAAGGCCTTAGCTACGTCCTTATGGCAACGCATCTTTGTGACTTTGGTGTTTATGTCCCATGCAATGCGCATAGGGTAAGGCAAATTAATAGTAGTTAGGTACGTTCCGCGTTCGTTTGGCGTTCCGTATTTTGCTAGGGTTTGTGCAGTTGTTAGCATAGATTAAGTGTTTTTCAGCTGAATTAAGTAAATAACCCCGACGACAGTATCATCGGGGGGTTCGCGGTGTTCACCTATGGCAACCAGTCGCGTGGGGTTACTTTAAGTCTTCTAGTTGTTCTTTGCTACGTAAAACAAAGGCTTTAAATTTATCCCAAACATTCACGCCCGTAACACTAAAATAGCTTTCGTTTATGCTTTTAACCTCAGTCACTACGCAAAAGAAAGTAAACATTTTTGTTAACACTAAATCAATGGCAATAAATTGGCCTAGAATGTCGGCTACTACAAATTTTTCTAGTAGGAAAATAAACACAATAGCGCCAGAATATAGTAGGCTTTTGCTAATTGTATGGCTTAGGCGTCGCGATCTTATAGAAACCCAACCGCCCTTTTTAACGCTGCGCCAAATACCGAAGGCGGTATCTAGAACTATCGAAAGGATAGCTACCAAAACAAGCGGTGTAACGGGTGCTAAAACCGACAACACGGCAAAGGCAAATATTTGTAGTTTCGTTGTCATTAAAACACCATTATAGCGTTATTATAACCGTTGTCGTTGTAACGCTGCCCACAACGTCCAAAACACGTACCTACGCAATCACACGCGTCAATCATTGGGCGTAAGTCTGTGTCGCGGTTTTGTAAGCTAGTGAATAACGGAAACAAATTTTTATTTGCAAGTAACCATCTAGACAAACGGGCTTCAAAGAAAGATGCTTTTTGTGCATAATGCTCCATAGAAAAGGCAACCTCGGCACGGCTTACACTATTTGAGTAGTCGCCGTTTTGTGTTTGAATACCTTTGTTTTTAAGTTGGTAAGATAGCCCGAAAACTGCATCTTCGGCCGAACGCCACGCTACCACGGGCTGAATGAAAGCCACTAGGTCTTCTTCGTCGTTGGTTAACGTTTGGTTATTGTAGGCGTCTAGTAGGTAGTTGTAAAACACCGAACCCAAAATAGGTTGTACTCTTAGGTCGGACTGCGTTTTAATGTACGGGGTTACGTCTGTAACGTCTACGTTCGCCGTTATTGGCGTGTTCGTCTTTAGGTAGTTTTCGGTTATGAAGTAAATCATTTCTTAAAGGTTTGGGCTGGTTCTGGTTGTGCTACTACGTCGCCACCTTCTACGGGTGGTAAGCTTGCAAGCGCTCGAACTTCGTTAGGTGTCATTGTATCTAGGACTTTCGTAGCTACTAACGGAGACATTGCGTTAAGCGCGTCCTGCGTTTTGCTAGCGTCGCCCTCAACTTCTACAATTGTTTCGTTAATAATCTGGAAATTCTTAATAGAAAACGCCGCGCTAATTCTTGAAACGTTCAATAGTTCTTGGAATATTTCGGTTACTTGTTCGCGTAACGGAATAACCACGTTTTTTTCAAATATTACGTAGGCTTGTTTAATGTCCGCGCCACCGCCTAGCGATCCAGTTGTGCGCACGCCCATTAAGATAGGGTCGATTGTATGGGCAAAGCAAATTTGTTCCGTGTTTAAAGCACTAGCCTCTTGAAACAATTTGTCGTTTTGGTTAACTGGGATGCTTTCAATTTTTGGTAATTGGTCCTGACTATTTGCAAAGAACGCCACACCCTTACCAGCGTTGGCCGCGCCTTTCATTCGGTCAATAGTGTCGCGTAATACCTTCTTTTCTTCTTCGCTTTGTGGGCGTTTAGGGAAAAGCATAGCAAAAGACGGGAAAATAGAGTTCTGAATGTTCGACTTTGCGAAATATGAAAGCTCACCTGAAAGGAAAGCGAAGTTTAACGCGCTAGAATACTGCGGAAGTGGGTAATAGTCCTGCCCGATACTAGGTAATTCGTACGCCCAAAGCTGGCATTTGTCAGCACAAAGCGGGTGAAATGGTTTGATTTCTTCTACGTCAATTCTAGACGACCAGTCGTCGCACAAATAGTAGCGGTCTTTGCGGTTATTGATACGGACCTTTTCGGGGCTTACGTTTTCGATGCTTTTAACCTTTCCTTTTTCGTCAAAATACAACTTAAAGTACACGCGGTGGTGCATTACTAGCTGTTTAGTCACGGCTTTTACAGACTTTGAAAGCTTCATTTTCTTTTCCCAAGTGTAAAGCGCTAGCTTTTCGTCGGGTGTAAGCTTGTCCGTTTTTAATTCGTAACCCGCACCGATAGCAGCGTTAACTTTAAAGTCTACAATTGCCCCGTGTAAAGGCGACATGTAGTAAAGTTGGTTAAGCGTTTCGGGGAAAAGGTTATCCTGCCCGAATGGCACGTAGCCAGCCACCTGGTAGCGTCCGTTTACGTAAGGCAAAGTAAGGTTGCCACCGCCAATTTTACCAAAAGGCGTACTAAAGGACTGGTAGCCCTCTATTACTTCGGTTTTAGGTTGTTTGAATCTATCGAAAATTCCCATTGTTTAGTCGTATATCGAAGAAACGGCAACGCCAGCAACAACCATGCGGCCTTCTTCTATTAAATTTAATTCGTCTGTATTCGTGTTTTCGTCTACTATTATAGGCGTGTCACTTTCGAACACGCTATATTTATATTGGCCTTTGATTAGTGTAACGTCTACGCCTTCTTCTAAAGTAAAAA